AAGAATTTTATGAAGACCACAGAGGTGCAAGGTGTCCTGATAAACTATTCAGCTCTGATATTCGTAAGATCAAGAAGGCAGTAGATACAGCAATGGATCGTTATAACAGGACGGTCACACCTGACGAGGTACAAGCACTGTTTATCTCCAGTAATCCTTCAATCACCCCAGCCCAAAAGCAATCATACGATGGTTTGTTTCATTCAATAAAAAAAGCAGACCCATTAGGCAATGATGTGGCAGGTGAGGTGCTTTCACGTCTGTTTCAGCAGGTTGTGGGGGCAGAGATTGCCGAACTAGGGTTTGACTATGTAAATGGTGACAAAGCCAGCCTAGAGCCTTTGCAGCATCTATTGGAAAGATACGGCGATGACTTCACACCACGGCTTCAAGTAGAGTGGGACGACATCAGCATTGATACAATCATTCAGAAAAATGATCTTGAGGCACGATGGACATTCAACATTCCAACATTGCTCCGTAAGATTGAAGGTGTAAACGATGGTCATCTTATTGAAATAGGCGCACGTCCCAACACAGGTAAGACTTCATTCCATGCCAGCATCGTTGCTGGTCCAGGTGGTTTTGCACAACAGGGTGCTAACTGTATTGTTCTTTGTAACGAAGAAAGTTATCACAGGGTTGCAGCAAGATACCTTACTGCGGCAACGGGTATGACAATGTGGGAGATCAAAAACAATCCAGCAAAAGCACGAGATTTGTATCAACCTGTTTTTGACAAGATTAAGATCAAGGATTCAACAGGTAGAGACATGTCTTGGGTCGAAAGCATTTGTAAATCGTACAAACCAGACGTAATAATTCTTGACATGGGCGATAAATTTGCTACAATGTCTGGCTACTCGCGTCCTGATGAGGCACTAAAAGCTAATGCTGTCTACGCTAGGATGATTGCAAAGCAGTATGGCTGTGCTGTATTTTATATGTCGCAGCTGAGTGCTGAAGCAGAAGGTAAGACAGTCTTGAACCAGAGTATGATGGAAGGATCACGAACTGGTAAGGCTGCCGAAGCAGACTTAATGATCCTCATTGCTAAGAACCCACAAGTAGAAGGGCAGGATGAGGAAGATAATCAACGTCATCTATGTATTGTGAAGAACAAACTTACAGGGTGGCATGGAAGAATACACTGTGAACTAAACTATATTATAGGAAGGTACGAAGCATGAAGTTAGTATTAGATGTAGAAAACACAGTGACTCATCGTGATGGCAAGATGCACCTTGATCCTTTTGAACCTGACAACTCACTTGTTATGGTTGGTATGCTGGATGATCATGGTAAGGAAACCATTGTGACGTTTGATCACAGTGAATGTGAGCCTAGTTATCGTGGGCATGAGATTGTTCAAGAAATGCTAGATCAAACAACTGTTCTCATCATGCACAATGCAGCACATGATTTGCTCTGGTTGTGGGAATCCGGGTTCAAGTATGATGGTGCTGTGTTTGACACAATGCTTGCAGAGTATGTGCTACAGCGTGGACAGAAAGAACCACTATCTCTTGAGGCTTGTGCTGAACGCTATCAACTGGAGACACAGAAGCAAGAAACACTGAAGCAATACTTTAAGCATGGATACAGCACACGAGATATTCCACATGATGAACTCATTGATTATCTTTGTGCTGACCTTCATGCTACACAACAACTTGCACAAAAGATTTACGCTAGACTGAATACAGTTCCTGACTCTGGGTTGATGTCAACTGTCGTTTTGACTAATGAAGTTGCCGTTTGTCTATCACGCATTTATCAGCGTGGTTTCAAAGTAGACCTAAGTAAACTAGATGAGGTGCGCGAAGAGTTTGAAGCAGAAAGAAATGAACTTGTTGACGCTTTACAAGATCATGTTAGCAAACTTATGGGTGACACACCAATAAATCTTAATAGCCCAGAACAATTGTCTTGGGTCATATACAGCCGAAAGGTTAAGGACAAGAATGTTTGGTCAAATTCTATTCATCCCTACATGAAAGAAACACCTTTCAAAGATTTGATCCGAAGAGAAACACAGACTTTGTACAAAACAAAAGCAGAGCAATGCAAAGATTGCAATGGCACTGGTTCTATTCGTAAGATAAAGAAAGATGGAACACCTTTTGCAAGAACAAATAAGTGTGTTACATGTAGCGCTACAGGTTTTCTTTTTAATCAAACTAAAGATGTTGCCGGTCTTCGGTTCAGCCCACCCAATGCAAAGTGGGCAAGCGCCAATGGATTTAGCACAAGCAAAACAAACTTAGAACTACTGGAAAAGGTAGCAAAAGATAAGGGTATGGATGATGCTGTATCTTTCTTAGCCAAAGTGCGTAGGCTATCAGCCGTTGACACATATCTGTCATCGTTTGTTGAAGGCATTCGTACATACACTAAACAAGATGGCAAGTTGCATGTCAGACTTTTGCAACACAGGACAGCGACAGGTAGATTGTCTGGTGCTGATCCTAATATGCAGAACATGCCACGAGGTGGTACGTTCCCCGTTAAAAAAGTATTTGTATCACGATGGCCTAATGGTAAGGTGCTGGAAGCAGACTTTGCCCAGTTGGAGTTTCGTGCTGCAGCCTTTCTTTCACAAGATGGAGTAGCGATTGAAGAAGTATCTACTGGATTTGATGTACACTCATATACCTCTGAAGTTATTACTAATGCTGGTCAACCTACGAGTCGCCAAGAAGCGAAGGCACATACGTTTGCGCCACTCTATGGAGCAACGGGCTTTGGAAGAACAAAAGCAGAAGCAGCGTATTACGAACACTTCACAGAGAAGTACCAAGGAATCGCAGATTGGCATTCCCGACTGGCTAAAGAGGCTTTAGCAACTGAGATGATTACCACACCATCTGGTCGTCAGTTTAAGTTTGATAAAGTAGAACGGTTAGAGAGTGGCAGGATTACGCATTTCACGCAGATTAAGAACTATGGTGTACAATCCTTTGCGACAGCAGACATTGTTCCGATTGCCCTGTTGCACATAGAAAAACTTTTGCATGGAATGAAATCTTGTGTAGTCAATACAGTACATGACAGTATCGTTGTGGATGTGCATCCTGATGAAGAAACGCAAGTTATTAATATAGTTAAAAAAACTAATCATGATTTGCCTGGATTAATAACGTTGCGTTGGGGTATAGTGTTCAATGTTCCACTAGAATTAGAAGCAAAAATCGGTAAAAATTGGCTTGACACTAAAGATGTAGTGTGATACAACTACGGTTCTTATTTTTGAAAGGAGTAAATAAATGAGTGAACTCGCAGTAATTGATTCCAATAACTATGCTATGATGTCTCAGATGATGGGACTGGCATATGATACTGGAGATAATAAATCTAAAAGCACGTTGGCCCGATTGCGTATTAATAAGAAGCCCATCAAGGGTCAGGCAGAAGTTAATGGCAAGAAGGTAAACATGGAAATTGTTGCAGCTGGTACATACAGTTTGCAAAAAACTGAAACGGGTATATTCTATGCAGATCGTGCAGTGATTAGACCATTTATTCAGCGCTTCATGTATCAGCGTTATGACAGTTCGGTTAATAACTACATTAAAACTGTAATGGCAAACAGTCTGGACATTGATCTAAAAGATACTGCAGGTGGTTTTAATTGTGGTAAACCTGCTGGATACATTGAAGATTTTAATTCTTTGCCTGAAAATGTCAAAGATTTGATTCGTGCAACTCGTAGAGTTCGTGTTCTTTTTGGTGAAGTAACTCTAGAAAATGCTATTGACAACACAGGTGCAGAACATGAAATTAAAGATGTCCCATTTATTTGGGAGATTGATGGAAAAGAAGCATTCAAAAACTTAGGCCAAGCAATGTCCAAGTTTAATGAACTTCGCCGTCTTCCTGTACAGCATAACATTTCTATGGTTACAGAAGAAAGACAGTTGCCTACTGGTGTTTCTTATCATGTACCAACATGTGAAGTAGATGTAAAAGCATCACATGAAATTACCGATAAAGATCAAGATACTTTCAAAAGTTTCATGGGTTGGGTGGAAAACTACAATCAATGGGTTCTTGGTGAGTGGGATAAAAAGCATCAAGAAACAGTTGACCCAGAAGATATCTCAACTGTTGAATCATTTGTTGATATCGAAATCGAAGAGGACGTATAATATGAATCATCCATCTGAACTGGCGTTGCACAAATACCTAGACAATGCTGCAAATGGTAAGGCAACTATGTCTGAAAAGACTGCCCAACAAATTGCAGACGATGTTCGTGAAGCTGTGCTTCGTCAGTTTGGCGATTCAGGTAAGCGAAAATTTCGTCTTCGCATGTCAAACATTGGTAAACCAACTTGCCAACTGTGGTTTGAAAAGAACAAACCTGAGACAGCCCTGCCTCGCCCTAATACATTTGTAATGAACATGATGCTTGGAGACATTGTTGAAGCTGTCTTCAAGGGGTTGCTGACAGAAGCTGGAGTAGATTATGGAGATTCGGATAGTGTATCATTGGATATTGACGACAATACTATTACTGGAACCTACGATCTTACAATGGATGGCGCTGTTGACGATATTAAATCAGCCTCTGATTGGTCTTATAGAAATAAGTTTCAGTCATACGAATCTCTTAAACAGGGAGATGCTTTTGGGTATGTAGGACAGCTTGCAGGTTATGCAAAAGCTACAGGTTTAAAAGCAGGTGGCTGGTGGGTAGTCAATAAAGCTAACGGACAATTTAAATACGTTCCAGCTGCAGGTCTTGATATTGATAATGAAGTATCTAAATTAAGTGATACAGTCAAAGTTGTTACTGCTAACAAATTTGAAAGATGTTTTGACGCAGAGCCTGAAACATTTCGTGGTAAACCTACAGGCAACAAAGTGCTGTCAAAACAGTGTTCATTTTGTGATTTTAGAAAAGAATGCTGGCCTAGCCTGGTTGAAAAACCTGCTGTTAAGTCACAAGCAAAAGAACCAAAGATTGTTTCTTATGTTGAATTGGCAGAAGGATATAGGTAATTGCCTAACGCAAAGCAGTTTATAGCGGCACGAAAGTTAGGGTTTCGTAGCGGTTTGGAACATAAGGTTTCTGAGTATCTTGATCGACTCAAAATAATTTATGAATATGAGTCTATTAAAATTGAATGGGAAGACCTTGCGTACAGAACCTATACCCCCGACTTCGTGCTTAATAACGGGATCATAATCGAAACAAAAGGTATGTTTACTGCGGCTGATAGACGAAAACATCTTGCAATTAAAAAACAACATCCTAAATTAGATATACGGTTTGTTTTTGAAAACAGTCGGCGAAAGTTACGCAAAGGGGCTAAGTCAACGTATGGTGAATGGTGTATCAGATATGGGTTTAGATATTATGATAGGATTATTCCAGAAGATTGGCTGAAAGAAAAAGGTACTAATAAACACCCTAAGTTTCTAAAATTTACTGGAAAGAAAGTAGAAAGGAAAAAGTCATGACAACAGATGATCTATATCATGTAGATGAAAATGATTTTCTAATTCGTATTCGTCCCGTTAAATCAGATGACGATAAATTTACTGGTGATGCGCATTTCTCTGTAATGACTTCTGGAGAGTCTGCTTTATCTGCAGAGTTGTTAAAAGACTTTGAATACATTGTAAAATGTATGTTGTCTACAATACCTTTGATGGAGCAAGACGAAGCATTTCGGGATTTTATTGTTCACTATGTGGATAATTATTTTAAATATGAGTTTGATACAGATTTTTCCCCAACTATAGAAAGTGTAGATGGTAATGTTATAACACTTAACTTTAACACAAAAACAAAAGGCAATGCGTAATGACTGACTATAAAAGTATAATTGAACGATATGATGAACAGGCTCGTCAGCTAAAGCAAAGTATTAAGAAAGATGATATGGTAAATCATCCCCCTCATTACAATAACCAAGGCATTGAGTGCATTGAGGCCATTGCTGCGGCTACAGGAGAGGGCTATGAGTTTTATCTCCAAGGCAACATCATGAAATACCTGTGGCGTTATCGCTATAAAAATGGTACAGAAGATTTGAAGAAAGCACGATGGTATCTGGATAAACTTATAACAGAGGTCGAGGGCTGTTATGATGATAAGAGTTAAGGTATGTGCTACACTTCAAATAGACCCTGAAGAATACCCAATGCCAGCAGATGGTGATGTAGCTATTGAAATAGAAGATGCTTTGGAAGAATATTTGTACGATATTGAAGGTGTCGATGTTAAACTAATTAAGACTATACAGGAGAACCGTGAATGAACAATTACCTACCTACAGACTATCAAAACTTTATTGCACTTTCGCGGTATGCTCGTTGGAAAGAAGATGAGCAAAGGCGTGAGACATGGACTGAAACTGTGTCACGATACTTTGATTATCTATCAGCACACCTTGAAAAGAAACATGGATATAAACTTGCTTGCCAACTCAAGGCTGATCTAGAAGAGGCTGTGCTTAACCAAGACATCATGCCTAGCATGAGAGCATTAATGACTGCCGGACCTGCTTTAGATAGGTGTCATGTTGGCGGTTATAACTGCTCCTACGTACCAGTGGATAGTCCTCGTGCCTTTGACGAGACAATGTATATCCTCATGTGTGGCACTGGTGTAGGCTTCTCTGTTGAACGTCATCATGTAGAGAAGCTGCCAATCGTCAACGAGTCTTTTCATGATACTGATACTGTAATCAAAGTTGGCGATTCACGTCCGGGCTGGGCCAAATCACTGCGTGAGTTAATATCTCTCCTGTACGCAGGGCAGGTTCCCAAATGGGATACGTCAGAGGTTCGTCCTGCTGGCGCACGTCTAAAAACATTTGGTGGTCGTGCCAGTGGCCCAGCCCCGCTGGAAGAACTGTTTGCATTTTGTGTAGAGAAATTTAAGGGTGCGGCAGGTCGTAGGCTATACCCAATTGAGTGTCACGATATCATGTGTAAGATTGGTGAAGTTGTTGTTGTAGGTGGGGTCAGACGAAGCGCACTTATCAGCCTGTCAAACCTGAACGATGACCAGATGCGTCATGCCAAGGCAGGTCAGTGGTGGGAGAACGAAGGCCAACGTGCGCTTGCAAACAACAGTGTTGCCTACAAAGAAAAGCCACAGATGGGTACATACATGCGTGAATGGCTATCTCTGTATGAGAGTAAGTCTGGTGAACGTGGTATCTTCAACAGGCAGTCTGCACAGAAGCAAGCAGAAAAAAATGGTAGGCGTGAAAGTGACCACGACTTTGGTTGTAACCCATGCAGTGAGATTATCCTGCGTCCATATCAGTTCTGTAATCTTTCAGAGGTGGTTGTACGGGCCTCTGACACGCAACAGACGCTTGTTGAGAAGGTCAGACTAGCAACTATACTTGGCACGTTCCAATCAACGCTGACGGACTTTAAATACCTTCGCAAGATTTGGAAGAATAACACTGAAGAAGAACGTCTGCTAGGTGTATCACTGACTGGTATCATGGACAATGCATTGATGTCAGGTAAGTCAGCACACCTTGGCATGAACATTGGTCAGACACTTGAGGCACTGAAAGATGTTGCCATTGATACAAACAAAGAATTTTCAAACAAGCTAGACATTAATCAGTCTGCAGCAATCACATGTGTCAAGCCGTCAGGTACAGTGTCACAGTTGGTTGATAGTGCGTCAGGCATCCATGCTCGTCATAACCCTTACTACATTCGTACTGTTCGTGGTGATAACAAAGACCCACTTACACAGTTCATGATATCCCAGGGTATTCCAGCAGAGCCAGATGTAATGAAGCCAGACTCAACCACTGTGTTTAGCTTCCCAATGAAGTCACCTGATAGTGCTGTATGTCGCACAGATATGACAGCTATTGAACAGCTTGAGTTGTGGCTTACCTATCAGCGTTACTGGTGTGAACACAAACCATCTGTTACTATCTCTGTGAAAGAAGACGAATGGATGGACGTAGGTGCATGGGTGTATGAATACTTTGATGAAGTATCAGGCATTAGCTTCCTACCATTTAGTGAACACACATATAAACAAGCACCCTATCAAGACTGCACAGAAGAGGAGTATAAAAACATGAAAGACAAAATGCCTAAATCAATTGATTGGACATGGCTACAAGACTATGAGAAGGAAGACACAACATCAGGTGGCCGTGAACTAGCTTGTACGGCTGGTGTGTGTGAAGTAGTGGACTTGACTGCAACATGAGTGATACACCCGAAATCAAAGTGATAGAAATGGTTGAACACGAAGATGGTTCAGCAACACTTCAACTAGACATGAGTACAACAGCACAAGCTATGCTTATGGAAGCTGGCCTTATTTGTCTACTAAAAAAATATGTTGATGAGACAGAAGTGTTAGATGATTGAGTGTAGTGGCTTAGACTTGTTATGGTGGCAGTGGTGGTTGTTAGTAGCTATCACTGCCAATACCGTTATTAACGTAATAGTGTTTTTTAAACACAGGTTTAGAAAGGGGCAGTAAATGTGAATGGAATTGCTTTAATTCTATTTGGAATATGGTGCATGATTGTAGTTCTTATTCTTGAGGTAAGAAAACTCAATAAGACACTTGACTCCAGTCTTCGTGATATGTATATTAAGTCCATTGTGGATGATATGAATGTCAAAGAAGATTAAAGCACCACTAATATGGCAGCGTCAGGGCGATACTATCATATACAACCCACCAAAAAGCCACCCCTTATACGAGGAGTGGCAGAAACTAAAACGAGAGAAGGAGAAAGAAAATGAAAGAACGGCTGATTAACGCACAACAATCCCATCTGATGGGACATATTAACAAACACCTTGCAAACATTGAGGTGCTACTAACAAATCCTGTTGGCATTGGTGAACATCAAGACATTGGCACAGCCATTGAGGAAGAACTTGCAGAGGTAGCAGACTATCACGATAAGCTGGAAATGCTAAACAGGTTTTTTGTTGAACCAATGGTTAAGGCACAGCAAGTGGCTTTGGAACAAGCAGAAGATGAAGCCTCTGATGAGGCGTAACAGTCTAAAAAAAGGGCTTAATAAAAATGAGTTGGCTAGAGAATGAAGTAAAGGAGTTTATGGAAAGGAAAGGTATGAGTAGCATTACTGCAACAGAATATCAAATCAGAGCAGCGGAGACAGCAATCTTTCCAAAGAATGATGCTTTGGAATATCTTACACTGGGACTTACAGGCGAGGCGGGTGAGATTGCCAACAAAGTAAAGAAGCTAATACGTGACGGAGCCGACAAAGAAAATTACTATGAAAGGCTCTATGAAATAGAAAAAGAGTTGGGGGATGTTTTGTGGTACTGCGCTATGCTTGCTACGGAAGTAGATGCTAACCTTGGTAAAATTATGGAAGCTAATTTAAATAAGTTAGCGGATAGAAAAGCACGAAATGCTTTACAAGGTTCAGGCGATAATCGTTGATAACAAAAGAAGAGGGGGCAATTAAGCCCCCTTTTTTATTTAGTCAAATGCACCTGCTGATCGTAGTTTCGTCAAGTACTTAGCATAGTATAAAAGTTTTGTAAAGTCGTACTTACCGTCTTCTGGTACACCGTGTAAGTCATGATACGTTTGCATAGCCCGTTCCCTATCAACCTTTGGAACTTTTCTCAATCCCGCTTTTGCCATAGGATCAAAACCATAGCGTTCTTTGTAAACAGGTTGCTTTGAGTTATATTCAACAAGGTCCATAATATCAGTACGATATTCTTGAATAACACGTTTTATAAAATCTTTCTTTCCTTCGCGTGTCAAATTGGCATACTTATCACTTTGTTCAATGACAGGAACTACAAACTCTACAATATATTCACCCATAAAGTCTGAAATCAAAGCGTCTGCTTCTGGTACACCCGTTTTTGCAAATACTACATTCCTTGATATTTTATTATCTGCAAGTTCTTTTTCAAACCTGTTCTTTCTTTCATTGTACAGCACACCATACAACTGCCTTGAAAACGGTGTTACTCTGCGCAAATCTTCCGCACGTGTTGGCGACTGATATACTTCAGAAGGATTAGTTTTTACTCCAACGGCTTCTAACCTTTCCGACAGAAACTGCTCAATCTTGTAGTTCATTGGAATACGTGCAAGAGATTTATTAATAAAGAAACTCAGCATATCACTAGAATTTGTATTACGAACAATTCTTGCGTCATCGGGTGCAGCAAAAGTATTATATGTATCCTGCAACATTGTCATGGGAATTGAAAAGGTATTAATGATGTTTGCAGCGGCGGCTGTTGCCATACGTTGTAGTTTTTGTGGATCATCCTCTGCGGTCATATCTCTAAGAGCATTGTCTAGCGCATAGATACCCATGCCAGCGCGGAATTGTGTGCCTGATAGCGCCTGGATAGCATCAGCCAATTCATTTCTATCACCATAAACTGGTCTATCTTGCTCTTTAAATCCTACAATCTTTGAAACATCTTGGTCAATAGCACGTGCCACAAGATCACCAAGAAACAGGAATGGCGCAGCAGGAAACATTGGGCGAAGATCAAATGTACTTCCGTCTGATTTTTTTCCTTCCCACCAATTTTCTCCAGCATGTTCAGACATTCTGAATGCAACACCCGCCATCAACATACCTGTACCCACAAGACCTTTAGCAAGTTCCTCGTAGTTATCTTGATTTTTTGCAGCAAACCTAACAAATCCTGCGTCCATAAGATACAAGGGAGAATACTCATATGTAAAACGCATAGCATTTGCAATAAATCGAGGGAATGGTACAAGAGATGTAGTTAGGAAGGGTGCTTTATGGATACCGTCAATCAATGCACGGGCTACTTGACTGTCTGGCGTTTTCTGGTATGTAAAATAAAGAGCATCTTCTACTGCTTTATCCAACATTTTTTTGCCATTTTCAGTGCTAAAAAATCCCTTAAACTCCCCTCGCCGTACAATCTCCCGAAGATTATATTTATCGACATCTGTTTTAGTTATACCACTAGCCGGATCACGCAATTGTTTTGTAAATAATTCGTTTAGTTGTCTTTTAAGACTACCGACAAAAGCTGCCCGTTTAAAGAGATTATCTGATGCTTGGTTCAATGCATTTAAATTTGCGCCTATTGCTCTCATTTTGCCTAACTTAACACCCGCAGCCATGTCAGTTGTACTGGCAATATCTTGTAGTTCACGAAACATCTGGGATGCTTTTGAAGAAAAACCAGATTTAAATACTGCTTCAATAGCCATTGCTTCTTTTTTATTTGTTATGCCATAAATAACAGCAAACAAATCATCGTTTGCCTTTGCTACATTCTTACCGACTGCCGCAGAAATACCTCTATCTATTGCTTTTGTTACTGTATCAATACCAACACGTGTCGCACCTGATACAGTGTTACGGACTGTTGTGGCAGTTTGTGATGTCATTATAGCCAGACGAAGATTATCTACAGCCCTTGTCCCATCAAGCATTCGTTTCAATGCTCCAACACTTACCTCATCTGTAATCATGTCTGTTTTTTCAAGGAAACGTTTTGCACCCGCAGAACCCTCACGTTCAAAAGCCTGTAACGCTTTATATAAATCACCCTTACGTTGCGAACTAATACCAAACAAATCATCATAGGACGAATCTAATATTTTACGGACGGCACTGGCCTGTTGAAGAGTACGTGCGGCCTGAGACACATCTGCCATAAACATATTGGCAAAATCATCAGAAGTGAGATTATATTTTTTAAATATGTCTCCCATATTTAATTCGTTTGCTAACTCTTCTTCGGATGCATTACGAATAACACGCCCAATAGCCTCAGTTACTCTTTCGCCGTCTTTACGCCCACCACCTTTTGCAAGAATATCTGTTGTCATAGCAAAGATTCTTTTCTTTTTATTTGGATCAATTACAATATCAAAAGTAGGTATGAAATCATATTCTTCCCCAGGTATGGTAGCCTCTTTATCCATGTCCATACCTTTTTTATACCCCTCTTCAAGTTCATTTCTAACTTTATCTTTTGCAACTTCACCCCTTTTTATAGATTCAGGATCAAGTGAACGAAGAACTTCTTTTGTGTCATCCAGTATCTTTTTATCTGTGCCAGTTATAGTTTCGTCAGCGGCTTTATTTGCTTTTTCAATTAATTCTAATTCTGCTTTATCCGCTTCATCCAGCAAATCACCAACATTGCGTTCAGCAAAACGTGAGAACTGACCTTTAGCCAAACCAACAGCAGCTGCAGCAGGTAAAACACCACTTGCTACAGATGTAACTAGTAATTCTTTTTCGTCAAATTCTTTACGTAAATCTGCTTCTATTTCTGTTTTCTGTGCCGCAAGGTTTTGTAATGAACCAAATGCTGCTTCTCCAGCAACGGTTGTTTTTATAGGATTAGATGCAGCTGCTTGAATCATACGACTGCCAAGCCGTTGTGGTTGAAATGCCTGACGAAGAGTTCCAGCAACAGCGGCTTTCGCGGCTTGCGTACTTGCAACACCTGCCCCTTTGCCAATACCCGGAAGCAACAGTCCCAAATAAGTAGACGGTGCTGTGAGCAAACCTTCAACATAGTCTGTGAAAGCATTCTCAGCACCGCCTTCTTCATAAAAATTAGGCATTTCTCTAAATGCTTGATAAAGTAAACGATAATCGGCCAGGCGTATCTTAGCCTTCTCATCATTTTTCTTTGTAGCATCTGCGGCAGCTGCTGACACATAGCCATAGTCACCAGCTGTAGTCATTTCATTTACATCAAATGAACGGAAGTGGCTGATAAACTCATCAATGACATCTTCATCTTTAACATTAGACATGCCATGACGTTCATTTAAAAATCGTTTAGCGGCTTGAAATACCGCAGGATTCTTTTTAATTGCTTCATATGATTTTACAGAATTGTTGAATGTAGTTTCTGCAGAATCATCCAAGTAATCAGCCAACCCATCAGATTTACTGCCTGTAATAGCTTGCTGTGTTTGCTGGTCTACTGTAGTTACAGGTTTTACTAATTGCTTTTCATCATCATCAAGATAGTCTAGTAAAGACATTTAACGCCCCATCAACCCACGCTGCTTATTTGTTCTGCTTCTTACTTTTTTCTTTGTTTTATCATCAAGATTACTTACCGTACTACCCTCTTTTGCTTTCTCTACTTTGTCAACTATTGCTTTTAGCTGATCGACAAAAGATGGTTTAGATTTTAATCTTCGCTTAATCTCTGCGACAATTGGTGGCGGCAAGTCCTTAGTTACATAACGTGCGATAAGAGCAGCATCACTCATTGCTTTTGGGTCTGACAATCGCATGTCAGAAGAAGGCATATTTACAGAAGAAGGCGCATCTACAGAAGAAGGCGCATCACTTGACTCTACAGTTCCGCTGTCCTTTACAACAGGTTTATTAGAGGATTTTCCCGTATCCCGTTTGCTTCGACTTTCTGGTTGCTCCTCTTTTACAGAAAGGGATGCAATCTTATTACGTGCTTCTTCTTCAGAGATTTTAAATGCTTCAGCAACTCGTTCAACTGCTTTATCCATTCTCTGCGCTGGAACCGCATCACCAAACGTAGTTAATAAGCCAGCCTGATCTAACACAAGTCTAACATTGTCTGTTGTAGCCTGATCTGCACTAAAAGAAATAGGTTTGTTTTTGTCAGCAAGCGCTTGACGTATAAGTGCATTTGCTGTATCCGCACTTATGTTAAGTGTATTAGCCATTTTTTCGGCAGTCTTACGCCTTTTAACTGGATTCAGATCATAAGATTCTCCAACAGCAAGAATATTTCTAGTAAAAGCATTAGTTGATTCTAGGTCATTGCGTATTACATTCAACATTGAATTTATATTGTCAGAAAACTCTTGACCATGCAATTGTGTTGCTTCTGAGACAATAGTGTTAAAGTCGTGGCCCTTAGAAATCCCTTTTTCAATAAATGCTTTAGCACCGCTTGCCGTGTTTGGAAACTTAGAACGCAAAGCAACAGTTATTTCATCATCACTTTCTGCGACTGAAGGTTGTTGTCCTTGTCCTAAAGCAGCAGTTGTTTCATCCGTTGGAACAGTCTCGTCTGATACAATGGTATTTTCAGGTGATGAAGTTAAACTAGGCTCTGTTTTAGTTGTAGCGAGTATAGCTTCAAAGTCTATAGTACCAAATCTTTCCATAGCTATTCTAACAGCATCTGTACTCCAACCTTGTTCTATGGCTTGTTGCATATAAATATCGCCAGCCTGTTTAATAGCCTGTTTAAATAACTCAGGTGCATTTTCCCCTTGCTCTTCTAATGTTTTAAGAACATCTCCTACAATTTCTGAATCGAAAGTACCTGTGCTACCCCTTGCTGCCGACAATGATTCTAATATAGTTGCAAGACCCGGATTAGTCACAGATAAATTATTTTTTGCGTTAGATAAAATTAATTTATACGCTTGATTAACATTCGCTTCCGTTGCACCCGCTAAATTTGCTTGCTTTGTCTTTTCCCGATTACGGGCAGCGATATCTTCAGCGTAACCTTTACCATCAAACTCTCCTTCACTGTTACGATAAGCATCTCCATGTTTAGCAAGTTTACGTTCAATGTCTTCATTCATACGGGAAATTAACACTTCAATTGGTGTAACACCACCTGCAGCCATATCGTCTGCTCGTCTAGCAAGTTCTGTAGCTAGTTCTACATTGCCATCTTGTGATGCAATTTCTGCTCGTGCGCGGAGTACAGCTTCCTTACCTTCAAGTTGCGCCTCTTGCAACGCAATCTTTCTTGAAATACGCTTTCTATCTTCTATTAAATTCGCATACTCTGTATTTTTAGAGCCGTCATTATTTAGAGGTTCCATCTGTGACAAAGATTGGTCAATGGCTTTCAAAGCTGTTTTATCATCACCTTGTTCCCTAGACAAATTAAGCAAAGCCTCACGCCTTGTTTCTGCTTTTTTTACATCTTCTTCAGTAGAGGCTGTATTTACAATAATGTCTTGCAAATAGTTCAGCTTAGTATTAGTATCCATGCTGTGATAGTTCATACCCTCACGATCAAATTCATATCTTGTAAAATCTCGTTTTGTGTCAGTTGGTGTTGTTGCCAGACCCATGTCTTTCATTTGATCATCAGCCTGTTCTGTGCCAGCCGCTGTAACATCAAATCCGGGAGCAATAGCCTTAATAAGGCCACTACCTTTTATAGTCCCTTTAGGAAATACCATATCAGATTTGGCATAACTGCTTTCGGCATCAGACAAACTTCTTACAATATCAGATAACGAAAACTGATTTGCGGGAAGATCAACATTAGCCCGATTAATAAAGTCAAGAGGGCGTACACCACTCTTTTCTTTTTGTTCTTTCATAAAGTTAATGTCGTCTGTAAACCCAGACAAGCCACGTTCTTTGTACAAAGCAGCGGCAATGTTTTGTGCGTTTACATCATTGGCACTACCACCAATAACAAACGCGGCATCTTTGATCAGATTTTCAATTTCCTTATCTTTCTTGCGCCGTTCTATTTCTCGTTCTTCTGCTCTTTTTAAACGCCACTTAGACACCATGTCAATATTGTCACGTGTCCGTTCAATACTTTTTTGAAGTTGCGTATCAACAGATTTAGCAAAGCCTGTAGCAAAACCAGTTAAAAAAGACATTAACCTCTCCTACCCATCAAACCTGTTGCACGTTCTGTTGCGACTTCCCGAAGTGTACTAACAATATCATCTGTCACTTCATCAGTCTCAGTTGAATCCACATCTTCTTTTTCTTCTTCTGCTTCATCTTGTAATTTAGCAAGCGCCTTATCAACTTGAGTGCTTTTAATTTCTGTGCTTTTTTCCATACCAGTATTATAGTCAATACCTGACTTATCTGCCATGTACATAATAAGTTCCATAAGAACTGGAATAACAAGCATACCTACATCAACACTATGCTTTCCTTCCATAACGCCAGCCAGTTGGATATTATTTGCAACGGTACTTACAGGCACACCCATTTCAAGGACATCCATAAGTTGGTCTGTTACATCATCATTTGCAAAACGCGGAATATAGTAATCCAACGCTTCTTCTACCGTTGTATATTGTGCTGGAGTTTGCCAAGGACGTGCGCCAACTTCATGCGTCAGAGACATACCAGGAATTGGGGCATCAAAATTTGGTTCTGCCATATTATCAATCATTCTATTGACTCCCTCTGTTCACGTAGCATTGCAACATAAGATGCTACACGTTGCATAGGTTGATCAATGGCATCTTTATTATCTTTAGATTTCATCTTATTTTCAGACTGTGCAAGCAAACCACGCATCTTAGGCTTGGCTGTATTTACCTCTTCGTCCCTTTTAAGACGCTGATTAATATTTCTATACAGAATTGGCGCAGGATTATTTAACATAATTATACCTCACTTTAGGTTTTTTTACAACTAAATTCATCATCTGGCGTAGAACAAATTTAATTTTTGGCTTGTCCTTAATATACTTAGCAAAGTCTTCACCATGCTTTACATATAGTTTGTACAACCAGCGAGGTGCATTTTTCTTCATCCAGTCACGGAAGATAAACCAACGAATGTCAGACGGTCCATACACTTCACGTGCCACCCAGCAGAACTCAATGAAGGCACTACCAAGTGTACCGATCAAGCTACCAACTGCTGCTCCAGCTGCCGTTTTGCCAGCGGCTTTAGTTGCGGCGGCTTGTGCATCAGCACTTAACTGTGCAATAGCCATGCTGTTAATACGATCAAGTTCATTCTCTGCAGATGTCCATGCCCACTCCATTGTATCTGCATAATATGTCCACAAATTATCGTAGGCGTTCTTTGAAATATCCAGCAATGCAGAGGCGTTCAATTCGTTTGCACGATTGATGGCAGCAGTATTTGCAGTGGCAATTTCTCTACGCCACACTGCATTATTTTGTGCAATAGCAAGTTGATTTGTAGCATTAAACTGATCACGTTGATTGTTCAATTCAGCATTGAATCGTTCTACGGTATTACGCTGACCAGCATTAAACTGTGACTGTGCATTAGCTTGTGACGTATTAAACTGAGATACTTGGGAATTAAGACTTGCAAAGAATTGGTCAACCTGATTCTGCGAGGTTGCATTAAACTGTGCTGCTGCATTCTGTGCGGCTTGATCCGTAAACAAAGACTGTACACGTTGTTGCGCTTTAAACATATTGACCTGTTGCCTGTTGGACAAGTTTGCCATATCCATTTGCAGAAAGTTTTGCGCATTTTGTACCGCTGCCTGTTGGCGATTATTAAGATTAGCAGCATCCATTTGTGCCAATGCCGCCGCCTCTGACATTACAAGGGCTTGGTTATTGGATAGATTCTGCATATTCATCGTATTAGCAATACGACTATTTTCTAACTGTACTTGCTGTTCGGCTGTAAAGTTAATGTTTGCAATTTCACTAACTTTAGCCGCATTTTGAACACGTGCTTGAAAGGCTTGTGTAAACTCCATGCCCATAAATTCAGCACGTTGTTGTGCCGCAAGCATTGCACGTTGTTGTTTGTTAGAAAGGTTTTGTGCCTCAAACTGTGCAACAGTAGCCGCATCAGCAGAAGCGATAGGCAGAGCAGCTTCAAGGGTGGCTTGAACAATAGCCTGACCAGCTATGCTACTTGCGCCAAGTCCACGGGCAGCCATTCGTGATGTTGCATTACGAAGTGCGCCAGCAGCCCATGCAGGTGGATTTTTGGCATCAAAATTTGCAGTAAGTTGTGCAAGCTGACCCTGAACAGTTGCCTGATCAGAAGGTGTTGCTGTAGCCGCTTCAACTTGTTCCGTAAATTGTGCAGCCTTCTGAGCATCTGCTACACCACTAATTAGTTCACCAGCCTGAATCTCACGTTGTACAGGATTGTTAAGAAGAATTGCATTACCTTGTGCGGCATTCAGATTACCAACAGATGAGGCAGTCTGTTGTGCCGCTACTAATTCAGCACGTGGATCAACAGTTCCTTGTGCAGCCTGTGTAGCATCCAATGCAGAAGCAACGGCTGGAGCAGCAGTGTTTGCCTGTACTTGTGCAGCCTGTGATTCCTGTGGTGCTGTTGCTTGGGCAGTAGTAGCCATAGTAGTTGGAACTGCCAGCGAACCAGTTACCTGACCTGTTGTTGGGTCAATCATCTGGTCTGCTTCAGCTTGTATACCTACAGCAGCAACTGCACTACCCTCTGGCAGTCCTGGCTGTGAAGCCTGCTGTACAGTAAAGTCCTGTAGGTTTTGCCCTTGCGGTGGCGGTGGCAAGTATCCTGCAGTGGTTGCAATAGGACTGTTTTCTACAAGCTCCAGAACTTTTGGACCATCTGCGGCTGGTCCCTCTTTAATGTTTATACCAACGTCTCTTGCAAACTTTTGAAATTCAGGTGTTAGTTCATTAGCCCCTAATCCAGTAACACCAGTTTGACCAAGAGTTATTGGGCCTGTATACAGGGTCTGTACGTAGTCCAGAATAGCCCTAGTTTTTTTGTATGGTTTATTTGCATCATCATCTTCTTCCAGCGCTTTTGTCATCTCATCAAACTGAGTTTGAATAGCTGGATTTTTAAGTTGATTAGTGCCGGGAAATCTCTCTACATTAGTTCTATATTGTGCATATGGGTCTTGAGCAGGCCCAGCTGGACCACCTGTAACTGGAACAGGTTGTTGTGGTAAACCTGTGTATGGCCCTGTTGGTTGTGCAGCAGGTTGTTGAGTACCCATACCTGTCATGTCAAAGTTGTCATACAGGCTGTCTGGTGCATCTGGATTACGCATCAGTTCATACTGATTCCCTTGTTTCCAGT